TGAACCTCTTTTCCACTGGTGTAGTTGTTATTAAACCTAAGTCTATCATTGACCTGATAATTCTTACCTCCAGTTACAATACCAACACTCTGAACTGTTCCTTTAGACGCAGCAGTTACTACTAAACTCTGTGGTTCAATACCATTTGAGTTAACAACATAATCATAGTTAGATTTATCATCATTTAAGTGATAAGCTTCAGTATTTCTGAACCAACCATTTTTCTCAAGGTCATAATCTAATTGATTTGCACTGATTGTAAAGTTGAAGAGGTTTGGTCTGTACTTGAAAGTATCACCAACAGTGTATGGGAAAGCAGGAGTCTTGAAGTTCTTAAATGGACCTTTTGATGCTACTGTTTGTTCAAAAGTACTAAAATAAGCATAAGTTCCATTTGGATAATCTGGTGTTACACAGAATCTACCATTGTGTTTATCAAGATCACCTTTATTAGTGAAGAAATAATCTTCAATGAAGAAACCACCAGGATAAAGGGATCTAGAGGGTCTGTGTACTGAATCTTTTTCAGTATCCTTCAGTAAGTAACTGGAGGACATTTGTTTGATACGACCATTTTTGGCATTCTCAAATCCGTAGGGTCCATAGATGGGATTTCCATCATATGCCCAACCAATGATAGGTGAGTGTTTGTCATTATTAACTTCTGAACCTTTTCTCTTGAGAAGATCAACTCTTCCGAAGTTTTGAGACCCATCACCTTCAAGGGAGTTAATACTTTCTCTCAATTCTCTTGGTGGGTAGATATTGGAGATCTGAAGTTCTAAGTTACTATTAGATTCTGAGATAATACAATCAGAATCATCGATATTGTTAAATTCTTTACGAAATCTATTGATATTCCACTCATTCAATCTTGCACTAGCAGAATATACTCTACCAGCAGGAACAACATCAATCGTTGTTCTATTTGAAACATACCCAATACCGGAGTATTCAATAATTACATCTACAATTCTTCCATTATCAGTAATTGGAATTAATTTAGCAAAGTTTCCTCCACCTTCACCTCTGACAACTAAATCAGGAGAAGAAAAATACTGAGAACCACTCTCATTGATGACAACATCAACGATTTCACCATTCGAAATAATTGGAGTCAGTTTTGCACCTTCTCCACTCTTAAATCTAACAACAGGAGACCTGTTAAAGTTTAGAATCTCATCAGAACCATATTTTTCACCACCAAGAATCATATCAACGGATTCTACAGCACCTCTGATGATAGGTTGAACCTTACAACCGAAATCTTGACCAACTAAAGTCGAAACACCGACAACACCGTCAACAGAAACCACAATTGGCTTATAGTTGAAGTATCCAGATCCTCTAGATCTTAGATCTGTGTAGATATTTCTCTTATAGTAGTAATCTTTGGCAACATCACCTGTTCCGGCATCAGAAAGACGGAAATGATTCTCATCCAACCTATGAACATAGTAATCAGAGGTTGTACTAAGGCCAGAAATTGGTGTTTCACCATCAATTTCATAATAGTTGATAATTTGGCCAGAATCATATCCATGATTCAAAATATAAATCTCATTAGTTCCAATATTTACACCATCATCGAGGAAAACCTTTCTCTTTTTGTTCTGATACCCACTTCCTGAATCTGTAACAACAATACTAGAGACAATTTTCTTTTTCTTTTCAGATTTGATGTTATGAATACCCAAACCAATGTCAGTCATCTCGACTGTATTGATTCCAACGTTAGAATCGTCGAAAGTATTATGAAGAGTAATCTCATACCCGTTCAAAACTCTGATATGATAAGAAGAACCAGTTACTAAACCAACAATTCCCTTCTGATCTCTGGTATCATAGATAACTTTCTCATTATCTGCAAATTTGTGGAAAGTAGAGAATCCAATAATACCAGTTTCTGTAGTAATACCACCATTTCTACTAGTATTAACTCCAGCTTTGAATGAAATTGAATATTCAACGTCAATTGTATTAACTTCTGCCTTAGCACCCTCTCCCGCACCTCCAGTGATGGAGACAATGGGGATATCTTGATAATCAAAACCACTATCAATGATTCTAATTTCTCTTAAATCACCTTTTACTGCCGCGTTACCAGTTGCACCACTACCAATGGCTTGTTTAATAAGGAAATCAGCGTCTTCAATGTGAACTAGGGGTGGATTGATGACATCAAATTCAGTTCCACCATCCTCAACGTCAATACTGACAACAGAACCATAGTACATCTTGTCTGATGACTTGTAATTAAGGATTTCTACACCATTCAGGAAGATACCGTTGTAGAATTCGGGTTGAGTTTTGTAATTTCCACTATTTGTGTCAGGTTTTAAGATTTCTCTGACGATTGGTTGGGGGAGAAGTTTCTTAGAATAGTGGTCATAGTCAGTAATCTTAATATTTTCGACTTGTCCAATGAGTCTAACGTACTTATCTGTGAAAATATCAGATCTAGACCTTGCAAGTTTGATTTTCTCTTGGTCAACTCTCTTCACATAGAAGACAAGTTCATCAATGCCCTCAAATCCGTTAAGTTGTTGAGTTACAACCTCCAAACCATCAGGTGTAGTAGTGATCAAATCAACAGAACCCTGTTCATAGAAGACTGCATCACCAGTATAGAACCCATGATCAGTATTGTTAGTGAGTTTCAACTCAAATTCGTTTATCGAGGTCCCACTAAAGGTGTAAGAACGGTTATTTGGATTGACACTTTTACCAAGAAGACTAGGAATTGAGTTTGAGGCAACTAAAGTGTCGCCATTAAACTTAGAATAAGTGTTTTGGACGTTGGTAATATACTCAGAAAGCTTAGGATACAGACGAGTATTGGTTTTTAGGATCTGTGATTCAACTTTATACTTGGTCTCAAGACCAAAATCAGTGATTTTACGTTCAGATCTTACAACAAATGAGTTTTTACCAGAAATTCTTGTAATGACACCATTGACAACTAGTCCTGCATTGTTGTAAACAAGAAGATTTACTCCAGGATAGTAAAAATGTTTGTCATAAGAGGTCAATTCGTAGATTCTTTCCTCTTCATCAACGACAACAATCCCTTCAATATCAAGAGTTGTCTTAAGATTAGTGAACCAACCCCTACTTCTGAGATCTTTTTGTTCAATTCCGATTGATTTGATGACAACTGAGTCATCACTTTGAATTAAATTAGTAACATCATCTTCTTTAAACTCATTAATGGCAGCACCAACTCTTACTTTGATACTCTTTTCGGTATTGATACCAACATAAGCGAAAGAAAAGTCATCATCACGGATATCTTCCTTCTCATTGATGGGTGCAAAGACACCTTCAACACCAGTAAACTGGTTAAGAGTCTTTCCTGAGTAACTTAGTTTTACAATATCACTGTTTCTATCAGTACAAATTAGATATCCAGTTTGTGCAAAACCAATTGTCGAGTCAACATCGATGATTGATGACCCAATACTGACTGTATTAAGAATTTTTGTCTTCGGATTTAACTCAAACTTAGCAAACTTGGTACCTCTAACATCAATATCTCTGTCATAACCCAGGTCAATACCAATCTGATAGAACTGACCCTTGTCATATGTGATAGGTTCGACCTTGGTGATCGTTCCTTTTGCTCCAGTTGATCGTTGTTGAAGTGTTCTATTGATCAAATCGAGAGGATTTCCTTCAATTTGCTCAACAACCATATCTTCTGTGACTCTATAGTCGGCATCAGAAGGTCTGAAAAGAAACTCACTAGGTCTGATTACCTGTGATTTCTCTCCATAAAGAGCTCTAAACAGAATTTCAAAGGATTCATCAGTTCCTTTTGACTTATAAAATGAGTTTAAACCAAAAAGTACGTTCTTTTGGTCAACTTTATCAGAAAGATTTCTACTATCAAACCCAGGAGCAATCTGTTTTTTCAGTTTCTTTAGGAATTCCTGAAGAAAAATAACATTCAGGTTCTTAATTTCTGCATCAGCCTTGTGAGCCTGTGCTTTTGTGTCTTCAAAAACCAGTTGTTCTGGATTGTCATAAGAAATATAAGTAGTAATTCCACTAAATCCTCTTACACATCCTTCAAAAAGATTATCAGTTTTAGTTTTGTAGTAGATAATTTCATTATCAATCTGAATCAGACCATCATTATCGGGAAATCCATCAGTAAAGTTTCCTTTATAGGAAGTTTCAATAGTGGTATTAGTAAAGTTAAGATCAAAACGCAGAACGGTACTATTGGAAAGATTAAAAATCTCATCCAATTTTGTATACTTATCCAGATTCTGGATTATATCAAGAGTTCCACTCTCAAACTCCTGAGAAACATAGTACTGTTTCAGAAATTCCGGTAGTAGTGGAAACTCCTCCCTTACATAACGAGGGAGTTGTGATTCGACGATATCTTGAAACTTTACTCTATCTACTGACATTTCTTATTAGTATGATGAACTGGAGTATGATGGACTGGAGGATGGAGTCGAACTCGACGAACTTGAAGAACTAGTCGAACTTGAAGAACTAGTCGAACTTGGAGTGCTTGTTGCACTAGTTGAACTAGTTGAAGTAGTTGGAGTAGTCGAAGTTGTTGACGACGATGTAGTAGTGTTATTGGTATTTACCACACTTCTAGAACCTCTATTTGAGACGGTAAGTTGAACTGTACCTTCCTGTTCAAAATCAGCAATTACTGGAGTTCCACGAACAAGTGATTGTCTTCCATGACTGGAAGATACAATATAGTTACTACCAGAAATATCGTTACCAGAGGAGATACGATCAGATACCATATCAATAGTCACATTCTTCATATCTAACTGAAGATAAAGATCTTGAAGACCAATCACATCATTAGAGAAAGGAATTGCAGAGATCTGAATGACATCTACAGTTCCAGTTTTGACCTCTGTTGAAATAATGTTAATTGGGTTCAACTTAATTTCACCCTTAACATAATCAATGAAACCAAGATTCTTTTTGATAACTACTGGTTCTGATGGGGACTTCAGTTTAAAGAGTATGATAGAACCCCTTGTAAGATCACCAACAGGGATATCACCAAGATATACAGTTTCACTTATACCAGATACTCTGAAACCTGAAGAACGAATATTATAACCAACTACAGTGCCACTTCTAGTTGCACTACTACCTTGGTTCTTAACATAGAATCTGTTACCAAAACAAATTTCATACTCTGCAAATGTATTGAGAACAGGAACCATATCCCTTCTCATTCTTATATTAGTGATATTTGAAGTGACAGACTCATGACTATCATCAACAATTCTCAGATACTTACTGTACTTAAATCTAGCACCAAACTTATTCAGTTGAGTTGAGTTTGCGTAAGCTTGAATATTAGAATTTACAATAGTTTTAACGAAGTCAGGAGAAGGTGCTTCGTTAGTGTTATAGTAAACAAACAAATCTGCTTCCAGATACAGATACTTAAGATCAACAATTTCTGGTTGAATACCTGTGACTGAATATTTCTTCAGTTCATTCTTGATATTATCCTTAACAGTTGTAGAAAGAAATTCACCGTGTTGTGGTTTAATACTAATGAACACTTTACCATAAGCAGGAGGATTCATATCCTCACCACCGTAAGCCGAAACAGATTGTGTTTCTGCATAAATCCTAGGAATCAATGACTCATAGTCAGTGGAGGTCACTGCTCTGTTCTGTGATGCATAGATCAGAGGTGCATATTTCTTAATAGCTGACACACTTTCAATCTGTTCACCACCATATGAAGGTGTATTAGTTGTTACTAGAGATATACCACCACTAACAACATTACCATTGTTGTCTATCAACCTACCTGCATATTCAAGTCTTTCAACACCATTAGCCTCAGAACCATCTGTAATGATATAACTGGCTTTGATAAAGTTCTGATCTTGAAGTGCTATACCAAACAAGTCGTCACCAAATAATAATTCATATCTTTCACCTTCTACTTCTTGAATAAAGTACACAGCTGAGTTTTCGTCAACATCGAATAAACTGTTGAACTGTGAGAACTTTCTAGAAACAGATGAATCTTCTGAGTTGAACACAGATACGTTTAGAAGATCTGTGTCAATACCAACGTTAGGAAGAATGAATCTTTGGTTTGGATTTCTAGATGAGGCAGTGAATGTTGTTTCAATATACGTTCCTTGATATACATTAATATCAAAGAATCTAGCTTCTCCATTATCTCTAATGGGAACAGTTATATCTGATGGGATACAGAATGTATATGCCTTATTTGAAAATCTTTTTGTGGTTAGTGCTACAATACCAGCTTTAAGTGTAAGTGAAGATGCAGGAATATTAGATGCATCTACAACGAATGAGATATTGGCTACTGATGCTGTTTTTGATCTTGGTACATATCCGATATTTCTTGCCAGAGAAGTTACATTCTCTCTTAAGGTGGCACTATCAATGAACACTTCATTTGTCACCATATTGGTGTTATATGAAGTGATGTAAGTATTGTATGCTAAAGTATCAATAATTGTTGATAAGTTAGAACCCTCAAAGTCATAGTCCGTGAAGTTTGAATTTGCACGGAGATAGTCCTTGATAGATTCCTTTATCTGATCAAAATCGACATTGGAAAAGTTGACTAAAGGCATTTACCTAGTGGGTACTAACACGAACGTGAGTTCTTGTATTTCTGAAATGCCAATAATTTCATACTTGATGAGACAATTGAATTCATTATCATCAAAGTTAGGATTAACCTTAACTTCTTGAAGATCAACCCTTGGTTCAAAGTTTTTAATTGTATACTCAATCTCACCTTTGATTTGTTGAGCCGTAATGGTATCAAGATTTTCAAATAACATTTCACTAACCCTACAACCAATGTTTGGTTGGAAAGGTTTATCACCAGGAGATGTAAAGATCAGATTACGGAGAGAACGAGCAATTGCATTCTCGTTTTTCAGTGCAATCAAGTCATCGTTCATTGGATTGACTTGAAATGTTGCACTGATATCTTTGAAGGCTTTACTTACTCTTTCAATTGGCACTTATTCTTTATACAAGAAGACACCAATATTTAGTAGGTCAGTCTTCGATAATTACTTGCTGCGTACCACATCCACAATCACCACCGCAAGTGGGGCAATCTTCTGCTTCGAAGAGTCCATCAGTGTTGACTTTTCTTTGATTCTTTGGAGTGATCTTATCGTTAGCAATCTCTCTGAGTAGGTTCTGATCTTCCATTTGTCTCCTGTATTGATCTAGGTACTTATCACTTGACACTTCATTGATCAGTGTCATTTTTGAAGCGAAGTCTGAGCTCTTGTCCACCTGAAACTGATTCGCCATCGGATTCCTCCTTACGTTCTTTTGCGGTTTTCCAGAAGTATTCATCTTCTCTTCCCATTCCCAGCCTATCAAACCCGTTCTCTACTGAGTACTCTACAGTAGACACTTTGAAGTCTGGCATCTTAGGATCTTCAGGTGTGAGACTATTATCATAGATCCTCATCCTGTTATTAGGATACAACGCAAACTGTCCGTTCTCAAGTTCAATCAGATTATGTGACTTGTGTTCTGCAGGGTTCTCACTCGTTGCATAATCAATGACATCAGGATCTGCATGATAATTATCAATGGTACAAATGTATGTACCTTTCATAATACCATGATCTCTTGTATATAGTTCAAAGTCCATAGATCCGATGAACTGTTTTGCAATACTTACCACACCATAATCCATACAGTTCCAGAACTGTAGGTTAGGTAGGTTCAAATCAGGTGATGGAGTTTCAGGTCTTGATACAAATGCAGCAATAGGAAGTTTATCATACATTGCTGCATACTCAGGAAGATATGTCTCAAAGTAGAATGCACGTCCTGGGATAGACTTACAAGACACCCAGACACCCTTAACGAACTCTCCATGACCAGACTGATGGTCAGTGAGGTATTCTTTCCTTACCCATATCTCTTCACTAGGTAAGTTACAAATCAACGAAGCCATA